ATCTGACTACCTTGTGGATTCTTAGGATTAAAAGCAGGATAAACTTTGTATTTTTCTTTGCTATCTTTCCATTCCTCTTTATACCAGAATTGTGTATTGTCTTTGTTAGTCCTAATTTTAGTATAATCAATATGCCATATCTCAGCTACTTTATTCAATCCCCAAATAACCTCCATATAAGCACCACCGAAAATTTCAATATCTGTGCTGACTTTTCTTGTAAGATCATCAAGGCTTTCACTTCTATTAACATGATCAATAAAATCCTTATTTCCTACCCATCCGTTTCCGCAAATGTAATGAACCTTAGATTTGATAATTGAATTATGCTTTGCTGATTTATTAAATAGTTCAACGAGATAATTAGGATAGTCATTACGATGACCATATCCTACCCAACCTTCACCTCGTTTCTCAACGTATTCAGGCTGCTTGGCTTCTGCAAATTGAACTAAAACAAACTGATTTTCTAAACTCATTGTCTTATTTTATATGTGTCTTTAGTTGCATACTCTGTATATTCAAAGCCATCCCCATCAAGCATCATGATTCCACTTTCTAAAAGTGTTAATCCGTTTGTACTTGTATTGGTTGATGATGTCTGTTGATATACTGAGTATGTATATTGACCATTTAACTTGCTCAAAAAATATTGATTAACGTTAATTTGAAACTTATTATATCTATCCTTATATAAAGATAAATCTTTTGCGTTAGTTAAAACAAATTTTACTTCTGTATTTGTAGACCTTTGTTCAAACACAAATAAATAATTAGGTGCAGAAATAGTTTGCTTTTCTGTTAACGTTAAATATATATATTGAATCTGTCCTTTCGTTAATGTAATCACACTAATAAATGTCAAAAGTGATTGAATTTAACAAAAATGCCCCACCAAAAGGCAGGGCACTCTCACCATTTAAACACTATCTATTATGAACCTGCTGTTTCCAATTGTCCAGCAACTGTAGAACTTACTTCAGGAGAAAGATCAGCCTCTGTGCCTGTAAAAGTCAAAGAGTAACCGCTTCTGTCACCAAGAGCAGCACCTGACTGAGCAGAACCGCCTGTTATGTCCAATCCCTTAGTTAATCCTAAGTACCAATATTTACCATTGTTATCTTTAGCTACTGCAACCAAAAGATTCTTAGCCAACAACAAGATTTCGTTTCTTGTATTAGCCTGTAGCTTATTAAGAATGATTGTCAATTCCTGCTGATAGAAAATAGTTCCATTTTCAACAGATGCATTAACATTCTCAACAAAACTTGAAGTGCCCTTTACGAGTTCATATTTGTAAAATCTCTTACCTGCTTTCTTTGAAAGTGCAGTTACTACACCTCCTGAAACAGTATAAGAGCTTACATCTTGTGAAGCCATAAAGTACACTTCGGTTATACCACCGAGTGAATCTTTACAATCTAATGCATAGCCTTGCGTTAAAGCACAAGCCATTTTGTTAAGTTTTATTTATTTAAAAATAGGGCAGTTTTTTAGGCTGCCCTTTTTATTATGCAAGAATGAATTTCACTACTTCATCAGGGAATGCGATATTCACACCCATTTTGAACTCAGATACAAAACGTACTTGATCAGCTTCTTTTGCGTAGAAGATTTCGAATTTTTCTTCTTCGTTAAGAAGATCAGTTCCCAAGAACATATTGCTCAATCTCAAAGCATAAATCTTGTTTGTACCATTTAAACCTGCAACAGCTACAACTTTAATTGGAGTGCCAGGAAGTACAAATTCAGAATCAGCTTTACCATCGAAAGAGTAATGGAACATATTTGCATTCTTCAATGCGAGTGTATATGTTCTAAACAAATCTTGACCGCAGAAGATAGTCATATCATCAGCAGCTACAACTTGTGCAGGGATTGCTTTGTAAACACCATCGAAAATGCTGATTACGTTAGCAGCAGTAATGCTTGACAAAGGAGCACCTGAAATATATGTAGATGCGTTTGCAGCAACAACTCCTGAAGCAGCACCGATCAACTTAACCAAACCATCAAATTTGTTCAAGTTAACATCAGCAGATGAAGTGTCACCTTGCCAAATAGCAGTTTCAAGTTGTGCAGCGATTCTCTTAGCTTTCTTATCAGCAAATTCTTGCTCGAAAGGAATTGAATCGTACATTGAACCTGTAGGCAATGCTTTTTGAAGATACTTTGCTTCCAAATCTTTAGGGCAAAGAGCTTCGTTAACTTTAATTTTACCAACTGTTACTGTTCTTTGAGTGAAGGTAGTTGCACCTGAAGCATTGAAGCCACAAGTTCCACCTGCCTGAAATACAGCATCAGTATCCATGATATTAATGGTTTCTGCGGATTTAACCCCAACCATTACGTTACCTGCACTCTTAATCAAAGATGCAGTCTTAGCACCAAGCACACTTGAAGTTACAAGCAATGCTTCGTTTTGTTCTGTGTAATCTGCAAGAGCAGAAACGTTAAAAGCCATTTTTCTTAGTTTTTATTGTTTAAAATTGCGTTACGATATTTATTAAGTCTATCAAACTTAATGTCTTTTGTTTCCTCAAACTTAAATGATTGTGGTTTCTCAATCGGATCAGCTTGTGGAACTTTTGAAATTTCTTCAATTAATTCAACTACTTGGCTAAAACCTTGCTTGGCTTTTGCTTCCATAGTTTCGATTTTTTCGTTTAATGCCTTATTCAAGCCTTCCAATTCTGCAATTTTAGCAGCAAAATGTTCAGCCATTTCTTGCATTTTCTTTTCCATATCTTGTGGTGCTTCTTCAGGCTGCATATCTTCAGCAGGTGAAGAAATCTCGGAAATTTTACCAACAGAAACAGTAATGCTTTGACCATCAGATAGCTTATATTCGCCATCAGGAAGTGCCATACCATCTGCGTCTGTAACATCTCCACCGATTTCAAGAGATGAAATTTGAATTTTTGAACCATCTTCCAAAGTATATTCAGAGAATTGAACTTTAGTTTCCTCTTGAACAGGAGATTCAACTTGCGGCATATCTTCGAAAAGTGCCTTAATTTTTAGTATTGCGTCTTTAGGATTCATACTTTTATTTTAAATGTTAATTAATACAAATAGTTACCACTTAACAGATGATAAAATTTCCTTTATATCATCTATCATTTTTTGCTCAGCAGATTTTTCTCTCTTATATTCGAATACTCCCTCAACAGAAAATCCTTTTACTTCACCACTTTTTACTTTTGCCCAAGCCTGATCATTATAAACTTTGAACGATCCAAACCATGATCCATCAGGAGCATCTTCAAATCCTTTCATTGGTGGTATTCCCCTTTCTTTATCTGATATAAAACTTTCAAACATTACAATATCTTCTACCTTAAAATCAGGATTATGTTCCAAATTCACGTTAGCTTGATAACCTTTCTTAAAAAACCTTTGAGCAATTTTAAGAATAGTGTCTTTACTAAAAGTAACATAGTAATCGCCATGAGTACTATCGCTGCGAAAAATAGGGGTATCAGCCAACATAAGAGGGCCACTAATGATACGCTTATCTTCTGAAACAATTTCGAAATTAACTTTATCTTTAAAAGCATTCCAATTCTTTTGAATGGCAGGTCTATCTACCAACGCAACATAATTAACCTCTGCATCATCATTCATGTCTTCAGAGATCATTAATTCAAATAATGGTAATTCCATAACTATAAATGTTTGTTTATTATAAAAGTTTCAACTTAACCAAAACGTGCTTTTTGCTTGATAGCTTCAATTCTCTTTTGGCTTGATGTCATATCAGTTTCAACAACGTATGCTCTGACCGCTTGATTTCCTATTGCATTAATACTTGATTGATCGATTCTCGTTGTCGGAATATTATTCATTGGTACAACAGGAGCATTCATATTTAAACTGCCTGTTGGAACACTACCACCCATTCCTTTACCTGCTATTGGTGTTTTAACTATATTTTTAACAGCACTTAAACCACTTGCAAGAATCATCCCAACTGAAGCTACTTTTTGTATTGTACCAAATGGTTCAGGAATTACCGTTTTATTTGCAAGCACTTCTGTAACACCTGTATAAGTATTAATGATTGCCTGAGCTAATGATAAAGCTTTTCCTGCTGCTGTTGTTTGTCCAACTACTTCAGATAATTGCCCAAGAGCAGTTGCGGACATATAATAAGCATCACGTTTTGCTTCTTCTCTTTTAATTGTGTCTTCAGCTAATTTTTTATTTTCAGCATCTTGTTTTAATATTTCTTGGCTTCTTTTATTTTGAATATCTGCCTGTGCTTGATTTTCTTGTTCAAATAATGCAGCAACTGAATCATTTTCTTCTTTAGCAATTCTTTTTGCCTCATCACTACGATTTTCCATAGCTTGCATTTCAAGCTGCCATGCTGCTCGTTGTGCATCTAATTCATCTTCTTTTTGTTTTTTTAATCTTGCAAGTTCCTCTTGGTACTCTTGTTCTTTTTTTCTTTTTCTTTCTTCTGCTGCTCTTTTTCTTTCAGCTTCTAATTGTTTTGCTTTTTCAGCCTCAGCATCTACAACCTTTTTATTTGACTCTACTGTTTTTTTAACTTCCTCATCTTTAAAACCAAGATAACCTGAAACTTTATCTACAATACCACCTATAAAATCACCAACTGTTTTAAGACCAGGTATGAGTTTATATAAAGCAGTTTTTACTTTATCAAAGTTTGCTATAAGTAAACCAAGAGCGATAGACAAAGCACCAATACCTGTTGCAATAATAGCACCTCTCAATGTTGAGAATGCAGTGACTACTTGTGTTCTAATTACAGTTGCAAGGTTTTTAAAACTATCAATGCTTTCAAATAATCCTTGTAAACCCTGAGAAAATGCAAGTGCAGATTGAACTTTTACGAGTTGTTTTTCAAGTTCTTTGTTTTTATCCCCGAATAAACCTATTGCACCTTGTAAAGCTGTATAACCTGAAGCCACACCTGAAAGCGATGATGATAATGCTTTAAATTTAGCATCAGGATTAAAGGCATCAGTTAATGCTTTTGCATCGCTAATTCTATCTTTAAGTTCAGCTGCACGTTTAGCTGCCTGAACAGCTTCTTTTGATGTTGCTCCAAATTTATCAGATAATAAAGCTACCTGTGCAGTTGCTTCTCTTAATTCTTTTTTAAGACTTCCAACACTTTGCGTGGCATTACCTGTGACATTAACCTGTAAATTTAATTGTTCTGCCATTAGAATACTTTTGTTATTACTTTCAATAATTCGATTTTGCTTGTGTTATAATCAATGCTATTATAACCTTCTATTTTATTAATCCTGAAAAGCTGCCCATCTATCATTACTAACTTTCCAAAATCCAAATTCAATATATCTTTTGCGTTTAGCAAAATATTACAACTTAGCAACTTGCTATCTTTATCTGTAATTTCAGCCATATAGTCTGAATAATAAGCATTAAATAGATTAGTTGTCGGATATGTTGTTGCATCAAAAAATACTTCTTTTGGTGCTCCAAAGTTTATATCATTTGTTGGAGTAAAAGGATCATCCAAATGTCCTGCATACCCATAACTTGTTAAAGTTGCCAAATCAGTTGCTCCATTCTTTAATTTCCATGAAGTAACCCCTGTTAATTTTTTAGCTTGTAAAATCCTAATAACTGAGTCAATAGGATCGGTCTTTGTGTTGTTATCTGATAATTTATAAATAGCAGGATATACTTTATCAGTACTTTCTTTTTGCCTTAATACTGTAGCTGCAAATATTATCTCAGTTGAGTCAGTATCCTTAACAAAATCAAATTCAGTATCGTATATACGATCACCGTACCCTTCATTGTACTTCTTTCTGTAATTCTCATTGTAATAGTCATTATCTTGTTTATATTTAAATTGATAATACCTCGCATTAATTTCACTCATTGGCTTAATGCTTAAAGGTTTTGATCTATCAATTTTATTTGACCAATCTACAAAACTACCATCGTAGAAATCTATATAAGGTTTAATATGAAGTTTATTTGTTTCGTATTGATCATCGTAAACGTATAGGTTGAACATTTTGCAAATAGACAAGAAGAAATCCCTTTGAAATATACCTCTTGGAATTGCATTGTTTATTAATAAAGGCTCTCCATAATTTACAGGTACATCAGCACCTGAAGGAGCATCAACTTTTAAAATACCTTGAACGATCTCATATTGAGTTGCCTCTGAACTAACATAGGCATTAATCGTATCATTTGTTGCGAAAGTATGATTATAAACTATGCTAACTGAAAATCCCTGTGGTTCGTATGCAACAGGAATAGTTTGACTTGATATTGTACCTCCATTAAGTTGTAAACTTATTGTTACATTTGTGTCAGGTGGTGGATCAGGATATACGTCCAATATTGAACCTTGTAATTCAAGAGTTATTGTGGAAGGTAAACTCGCAGCTCCGTTATATTTGTATATATTTCCTGAACTTAAAGTAAAATCCCCTGCAGTTACTACTGTAAAATTCGGATATTGATTTGTTGTGTAAGTTGCTGCGTTTGCAGTTGCATTAAATGCTGAATTACTCGGGTTTGATATAACTGCCTTATTCGAAGGCACAACTAATCTTTTTAGCAGGTTAGTTTCGAGTAAAGGGAAATCCCAAGTATATCCTGAACCTTCTTTAATCTTTTTTAAATATTCATTAACATACAAAGCAGGCTTAAAAGCCTTAAAGTCAAAATCAACATTATTTGAAGTTACGTTTCCGTAATCAATCAAAGGATAATAAACCCCTGAAGCATTTATGTTATTCCAACTGCCAGTAATGTTTGCGAGTGTCCAGTCTTCGTTATAATCAGAAAAATCCAAGTCTTCTAATCTCTTGTTTCCTAAAGCTGAAATAAATCCTCCTAAATCCCCATAAACGGAACATTGATATTCTATAGTTGATCCTGTGATTACGATCTCCATTATCCTCAATACCCCTTTAAATATCTGTATCCCATCTACAAATATCCTACAAGGTGCAACCTTAGAAGCATTAAAGTCATAGTTAACATTCGTATTGTCATCATTTGTGAAATTAGAATTACCTAAGTCAAATATGAATCCAAATACCTTATTGTTTTGAGCTGATCCTGCAATGCTTATTGTCTTCGAAAAGGTAGTATTCTTACTACCAAAATCAGCAATGTCATCAATAGCGAATGTAAATTCAGCATCAATGTCTTTTACTAAATCAAGTTCCTCGTTATTTATGAATATCTGTGTCCTCATCTAAATTGACTGTTTATAACTCTGCCAACTGTAACGGTTAACTGTATATTGAATGTCTTATTGAAATTATCGTATTTGAACTCGTATTGATTCTCGTCTATCGTTACAGGGAAGTAACCTCCGTTCATTTCCATGTAAACCTGTGGACTTGCAACTAACTGCTGTCCCCAATATGAATCCTGTTCACTAATCCAATCAGATATTAAACTCATCTTATTTGTATGCTGAATAGAAAAGTTTATACTTGTTTCATTCAGTCTATTA